AACCTGTGTCCACATAAGTTTCAGTTTCATCAATTTCAGATGCAAGTTTGGTGTAGTCATCACCAATTTCTTTTACAATATCTTTAAGGAAATCCATCATCCAAAAAATAGTTCTAAGTTTACAACTTTTTCTACATTCCAACCAATAGCATCAAGGATCACCTTTACAGGTTCAAGAAATGCCTTATCAAATTGTAGGTCATAGTCAATGAATTTGTCCAGTCCCAACTCAACTGGAAAATCTGAGATGAATGAAATTACATTCTCTCTCATTGGGTTTGGTCTTTTCAAGTAAACAAACTTGATTTTCTCACCATTATTGATGGCAGAATATTTATTGGTGAGACCTTTCTCTTTGATGTAGTGATTATAGAGAAGAGCACCTCTGGCATGAATGGGTGTTCCTTTGTTATAGATGGTTGAATATGATTTGTACTTATTCACATCAGAAACAGTTCTTGGAAAAGCAATAGACTCTGGTGGCAGTTTCTTAAACTTCTCCCTACACTCATCAATGAAGGAAATCATCTCATCTTCAGTCCCACTCATCATCACTTTGAGACCATCTTTAATCATCTTTCTGCAGGGAGCAGGAGTAGATGACTTAACTGCCTCAATACCCATGATCTTGAGTTTGGGATCTTCATACCTAACACCTTCACTGTCCCAGACATTGAGGATGTATCTTTTCTTGGCAGTCCAGATTCCACGATCAGCGATGTTCTCTCGCTTCATTTGCATCTTCTGGTCATATGCATTGACATACGACGCCAATGTCTGGTAACTGGTCTCAATGAACGGTTCAAGTTTATCCTTACAGACCTGATCGATGATTGATACAACCTTACCTTTGTTGCCAGACTTATCACCAATAAATTTATCAACAATAGGTCCAAAATTAATATAGATTGAGTCAGTGTCAGATGCAATGACATAATCCACATCTTCTGTTTTTAATAGGTTATTTAGATACCCATTCATTCTGTTCTCAATCCAGCGTATACTGACTTGTCCAGAAAGAGTGATTGCTTCAGCATTCGCAAGCTTGTAATATCTAAAATACTGATTACCGATAGCACCATAAGCACTGTTGAGACAGATCTTACGAACCATCTGAAAGTTGTTGAATTTGGCAATGTCCTTTACTGTTTGCTCTCTGAGTTTCAGGAGTTGAGCATCAGATAACTTACTATAGTCATTGTCAGAAACATTGATCTTCTTCTCTGCCTCTTCTCCTGCACCACCAATCAAATAACCCATTACAATCCTCTCTTCTTCATTTCTGCTTCAATATCAACAAGTTTCTGCTTTGACTTAAGCATTTCTTTTTTGAATGCTTTTCTCTCAGCATACATCTTTTCCATCAACTCTGGCAGAAACCCCTTCACATCCTTCCTGTACATAGCACCATTGGCACAGACTGCATTGTCCTTGTACAGTTCAAAGGTTAACTCTTCTCCCAATATCTTATTTACACTGATTGATGGGTGCCTATCTTCCAGCAAAGTTTCTGGAGAGATATTGTATTGCATAATCAGGTGTGGATACAGAGAGTTAAGGTCAAAAGATACCACCCAGTCATAAACACCAGGTTTGGGTTCCTTCACATAGGCACCAGCAAACTTGTCATTCTTTTCACTACTATCCTTCTGTGGAATCACAATACCTCTCTTCTTGAGGTAGTTGTAAATGATGGTATCCCACAACCTAACTTGGAACATAGGATCAGCAAAGTTTACCTTTGCATCATATGCCATAGTCACAACCAGTTCAATCAGGCGAAGTTTATCCTCCAACCTATCAACCAGTTCAACGTCAACAATGTTGTAGTCAACAAACTTCTTCCAGTCTTTGGTGTAGAAATCTTTGAAAGTATCAAACTCAGAGTGGTCCAACTTTTTCTGACCCAACTCAGTCTCTGCAATAAAGTCCAGTCTGTATGACTCACGATTCACATAGGTGAACTTCTTATACAGTTCCAGATAGTCCAGGTCAGTGATGCCACCAATCTCAAAGGTGACAAACTGCCTACCAGAGATCATAACCTCCCTCCTGGTGATTAGACCCCAGGGAGAGATGTTCCTGAGTTGTCTATCCCCAAGGACTCTATCAACCCTTCCACAGATGTAAGGGATGTCATACAGTCTTGTGTTCCACCCAGTCACCACATCAGGATAGTCACTCATCCACCAGTCAATGAATGCCTGAAGCATAGTTGCCTCATCAGGGTAGTAGTGATAGGTCACATTATCCTGAGAGGGTGTGTAGGGTTTCCTACCCCAGGTGGTGATGTGCTTGGTTGCATAGTCCTGAATAGAGATAGTCAGCATCTCTTCAGAGCAGGATTCAGGATCAGGGAATCCATGCTCAGACTGGACCTCAATGTCAATGGTCACAAGTTTCATCTTCTTGATGTCAAACTTGATCTCATCTTCAGGATATTGATCAGAGATATATTGGTAAATGAATCTCTCATTACCATAGATCTTGAACCCATCCACCCCATCATACTTCTTGTAGAACTCTCTACAATCCCTGACTGTTCCAGGTTGAATTGCTTCTACATATTCACCTTCAAGAGTTTTGTATTCAGTTGGAGTGTTGGACTTGACAAAGAGGGTAGGACGGTAGTCATCCTTGTATTGAACTCTCTTCCCATTTTCATAACCACGAACGAGGAACTTGTCCCCAACCATTTGCACATTGGTGTAGAATTTCATTCCTTCACAAGACTTTCATATTTTTCAATCAACTTACTATTTGGTTCAGTGATAGTAAGAATCTTATCTGAGTGTATCATAAAAGTGTTCTGTGGGGAAAGATCCACCAACCACGGATACAAAGTCAAATCTGATTGATTGATCTGAAATGGTTCAACCAGTTTACAATCAGGTTGACCAAGTTCAGATGAAACTTCTTCAATCTGAGTCAGAAGCATCTGGTTGTTCGTCAGAACCAGCAGCTTTAGATTTTCTTTCTTCATGAGCATCAACTCCTTTTTGGTACATATCAAGTAATTTATCTACTGGTTCAACAATAGTCACAACCCAATCAGAAGGAATAGGAACAATCTCATCCTTACTCAAGGGCAACCAAGGTGTGAGTTGAATTTGAAAGGGGGTATTAGTATTCCCATTTGAATCAGATTTCTCACCAAACAGATTCACTCTGCAAGGATACTTGAGAAAATATCCAACAACAGTATCCTTTACCATCATCTCTTGAAGACCTGCTACTACATCTTCACCAGACTTCAAGACTACCAGTTTTACATTCATTCTTCTACTTTAGATTCTTCCAGTTTTTTCATTTCTGCAATGAGTTCAGGAGTTTCTTCCCACTCCCAAATCTCTTCATGACCTTTGCTGTCAATTTTCTTGTGCTGTTTAGTTGCCATGATATTCTCCATTTCTACTATCATATCATAAAAAAATGGGGGTGTCCACTGGTTTTTGCCAGTAGCACCCCTGCGCCGACGATATTCAGTTTTATTTATCAGGAAGTATCAGGGCAGAACGGCGGCGATCGTTCCCCCAAAGAAAAGAGTCATTGTTGTTCCTAATGCTAAGGTGGCGGTTGTGAAATTCATCGTCTCCTCCATAGGTCTATATTATATAGGAATTATGTATCATAGTGATACAAAAATCTGTCACAACCGCTACTGAATATAAGAAAAATGTTAGGAACTACAAATAATCCTTACGGGCATGATGATCTGGAACTACCTTTCCAAGTCTGACAACCAAGAGTCCGTCTTCAAATGTGACGTCTTTGATCTCTGTGTCATCGGATAAAGCCCACTCTCGTTGAAAACTTCTTTGAGCCAGTCCCTTGTGGATAAACGTCTTGTCCTCTGTTTCTGCCTTCTGTCCGGAAACATGAAGTTTTCCATATTCTGTGTAGACATTGACCTCCTCCTTTTTGAATCCTGCCAATGCAATCTCAAGTAGAGATTCCACATTATTTACCTGAATAAGATTGTAAGGTGGATAGTTTGTTACAGAGTGATTCAGAACACGATCAAAGTAATCATCCAATCCAATACTGTTCTTGGCAATCTTGTCCATCAGGCTGGAGAGATCTGCCGCAGTATAGCGTGTTAGGTTAGTCATTATAGTAGCTCCTTGTTAAAGCGAGTTTGTGTTTTGTGGATCCTTTCGGCATCCAATACTAATTATACAAGAATACAAAAAAAGAGGAAGGGTGAAAACCCAACCTCTTTATAGGGTGTTCCGACTTGTAGAGTGCCGCACGAATGGCACACACTAT